TGGAAAGATACCGAAAATGGAGGCGGCCAAGAATCGAGATCTGCTGCCTGCGCTCAAGAAGGACGAAGGCAAGTGGCTTGGGGAGGATGAGATGATCCAGCTGGTCCTCGTCATGAATGGCCTGGAGCCCTACGTTGAGTAGGATAGATCGCGAGCGCAAGGCCAAGGAACGGAATGTTTCTGCTGGCGTGTTGCTCCGGATGTTCAATGATCACCAGTTGGAATCGTTGAGCGATATTGCGGAATTATACAGGGGACTTGAACGGGTTGCTGGATTTCGGAACATGCAGTTCCAAGAGTATGTCTCGTCGAGCGGCAGATCGGGTGGAACGCACGCTTTGGAATTGCTCCAGCAGTTGAAGAGATGGAAGTCGGGATGCGACCGTTGGGGACTGGACTCGGATAGCGTTGTCCTCCTCGCGCGCGACAACCTCCCCATCGCGCATATAATGAAGATCCTGCATTATCCGCGGGTTCGCGTGGTGCTTCATCAACAGTGCTGCTTGACTGTCTGGTCTATCGACAAGGATCGCTGCGGTAGAGGAGAATTAGAAGACAATCTCGAGCGTATGAATAGAAACGATCTGGGGACGGCGTAAGGCCCGCCTGTGCTGCATCCAACGATTGCTGGATTTTCGCCGGGGCTTGTATTCTGGCTATTTGGATGGCATAATTGGGCTTCGCTGTTGTCTGAGACCGGCTCTCGGTTTTTGCTGCTTCGTTCAGGAGTCGGATCAGTCCGAAATCATAGGAGGACCCGATGCCGAGTGGACCGACGAAGACCTACGATGAATGGATGGCTGAGGATCCGACCTTGGCCGCTGGGCAGGCCGCCTTCCATGCTCACTACGGAACTCGTGCTCTTCAGCACATGGACCGCGATATCCTCGATGCACGCATTCTCGAGATGCCCATTTCGGAACTTCCGCCGGGCAGCCTCACGGTCGAGGACAAAGATCTCAAGGAGCTGGTGGAAGAGAAGGCTGCTGCCGATGCGGCGGCTGAAGCTGATCTCGAAGCTGAGATCGCTGCCGAGGAAGCCGAGACCGCCGCTTCCGCCCAAGCCACCAAGACCGCCGACTCCCTAGCGCCTGAACGCAGTTCTCGACGTTCGCGCTGATCGCAGGCGTTCAAGCGATGCCTCCATTTCCAGGTCCGGCAACTCCCGTCGTGTTCATACCGGGAGCTGCTGTCTACGACGGACCCGCCACTCCGTACGCGGTGGTCGCGGGCGCTGTTCTGTCTGGACCTGCGACTCCGGTTCGGATCGTCAGCGGGCGGCCTGTTTTGCCCGGACCTCAGACCCCGGTGCAAGTGCAGGGATCTTCCTTTGATTTTACGGCCGGGACCTTACCCGTTGGCGCGGCGCTCACGAGAGCATCTATTGGCTGGGCGTTCGGCTCGACGGGCGTGCTCACCAGCTTTGCCATAGACGTTCCTAGATTCAACTACGATCCGTCGACGCTTGCGCTTCAGGGTCTGCTCAATGAACCGGCTCAGATCAATAGCAACCCAAATGCCAATGCTGGAGGCGGAACGTCGGCAAGTCCCGGCGTAACTCCCACAAGCTGGGTCTGCTCCAGCAATAGCAATGGTCTTGTTCGGACCTTGACCGTCGGTGTCACCGAGACCGGGATCCCGGCCGTAGACTTTCGATTTGCGGGGACTCCAACAGCTTCCAACTCCCTTATCCTCCGCCCCGTTGCAGTGAGCACGATTGTTGCTGCTCCCGGTGAGATTTGGAGATGGGCATACAACTATAGATTGACTGCTGGGACTCTGGCCAACACGACCATTCGCAGTCTCGAGACCTTCCGTACGTCGGGCGGCGCTACCATCAACAGCCAGATCATGACTGTCGTTCCAACTTCGGCTGCGCTGCGAACGCAGCGGGTCGAAGGATCGCAGACTGCTCTTGCAACGACGGCGTTCGTGGATTCAGATTTCCGAATTGACTACACGACCGGGCAGGCGATAGATCTCACGATCCGGCTTGGGATGCCGCAGCTCAGCAAGACAGTTTTGGGAAGTCCCATCATCTCGACTGCGGGCGCGCTCGGTCGCTCTGCCGATGTTCTGACGCTCACGGTTCCAAATGGGACCTACGATGTCTATATTCAACGGCTGTCTGGAATCACTATCGTTCCGAATGTCGTTGTCTCGGCCGGGACCTACGTTGTCCCAACAGATACGAGTCCGCTGATCTCGGTGCTTGCGCTAGACGTGGCCCGGCGGCCATTCCCCGGCTTGGCCACTCCCATCACTTGAGGAGACTGCCATGCCTATCGGTTTAATCTTCTGGATCATCATGCTGTTGTGGTTTCTGTGGTCGCTGCCGTTCAATCGTTGGGGAGCGACCTATCCGTACGCCTCGAACATCATGTTGTTCATCCTATTTCTCATTTTGGGCTGGCACGCCTTCGGTGCTGCCATCCGGGCTTAGTAGAGGTTCTTCATGGCGAAGAAGATACAGAAGAAATCCGCCAAGAGCGCCGCCGATCAATTCCTCGGAACAAACGGTAAGACACCGAAGAAAACCAACTTTCGTATTCCGGGATCGCGTCGGCTCTCCACTGCTGATCTTGAGATGATTGCCAGCGGCCAGATGAAAGATCCGCGCCCGGCGCCGAAAGATCCTGCAATGGACGAGGTAGATATCAAGACAGGGATAGCTCATCTACACGGCACGCCTCTTAGCAAGGCGCTGTTGAATCTAGCTAAGAAGAACGTTGGCAGCCGCCTGGGATACGCAACTCCGACTGCCTTCCATCGAGCATATCAAATAGAACATGCTAGACTCAAGGAAAAATATTCCCTTGACAAGGAATTGTCTGAATCAGTGCTTGACCGATTTGGAGGGCCTGACGCGTCTAAATATCGTCCGGAATTTGCGGAAGCCGCTCGCATCGTGTGCTCTGTTTACGGGAGCACTCAAGACGAGCTTGCTCGGTTCTTTCGGGTGACCGCCGATGTGATAGCACATTGGCTTCGAGTGCATCCAGAATTTTCCAAGGCGGTTTATGATCGTTCGTCCGAGACCAATATGAAGATCATGAAGAGACTTGCCCGTCGAGCGCAAGGCTTCCATATGGACACAGAAAAGATATTCTTCGATGTCAAGCGCGGGCAAGTCGTTCGTGCCAAGACACAGGATTACTTCCCTCCGTCTGAGAGCGCGATATTCTTCTGGCTTAAGAACCGGATGCCCGAGCATTGGAAAGATATCAAGGATGTGAACGTCGACGAGAAACGCAAGGTGGTCCTGGAGCTGTATAAGAGCTTTGACACGATGACGCAGGAGCAAGCAAGCGATGCCTACCAAGAGCTCCTCAAGATCAGCCCCACGACGGAGGAACGTCCTCGAGGACCCATCTCTGATGTTCCTTTCGCCGAGCGTGATCCGAAAGACGGAGGAACGAAGCCAGAAGCGGATCCCAAGGATCGTGGAACCTGACGAGGAAGAGATCTCCGCCGATCTATCCTCGAACGTCTTCGATTGGAAGAACCCAGATTACCTGACGATCATCCGACAGCGTGCAGCCCGTCTTGCCCACATGAGGGAGAGACCGGAGCTTGCGAAGGGGATGCTCGCCTACTACAAGAATGGACACACCGCAGATTTCATCAATGACTGGGGCGTGACCTTCGATCCCCGCAATCTCGCGCGCGGATTGCCTGCCAAGATCCCATTCGTGCTGTTTCCAAAGCAGAGAGAATGGGTTGACTGGGTGGTCAACGATCTGTGGCGGAACAACAAGGACGGTCTCACGGACAAGTCTCGCGAGATTGGTGTCTCGTGGCTGGCCTGCGCAACTCTAAGTTCCCTTGCCATTCTGCATAAAGGATTCATCGGTGGCTTCGGTTCCCGCAAACTCGAATACGTTGACAAGTCAGGCGATCCAAAGAGTCTCTTTTGGAAAGCCCGAGAGTTCTTGGACAATCTACCGCTCGAATTTCGCGCGGGTTGGAGCCGAGACACAGATGCTCATTGCCGTATCACCTTTCCGCTTACTGGCAGTGCGCTCACCGGGGAGGCCGGCGACAATATCGGACGCGGAGATCGCACGTCAATTACGGTCGTGGATGAAGCAGCCTACATCGAGCATCCCGATGCCGTAGACGCGGCTCTGTCGCAGACCACGCGATGCAGGATCGATGTGTCCTCTGCTCACGGGATGGGAAATCCATTTGCACGCAAGAGACACACATGGCCGTCGGAGCAGATCAAGACCATCCATTGGCGCGACGATCCACGCAAGGACGACGCTTGGTACCAGGAGCAATGCGCCAGATATGATCCGATCGTGGTCGCGCAGGAAATAGACATCAACTACATGGCTTCTGTTGCCGGTATCCTGATCCCATCGGTGTGGATCCAGGCTGCCATCGATCTGGACAAGCGTCTTGGAATAGAAATGTCCGGCTCGCTCAAATGTTCCTTGGACGTCGCCGATGAAGGCCCTGACAAGAATGCCTGGACCGCGGCGCGCGGCATGAAGGTTCTGGGTTCGGAGGAATGGAGCGGGGAAGCCAGCAATCTATTTCGTTCTCTCCAACGTGCGTTTAGACTTTGCGATGAGATTGGTTCTGCCGATCTCGTTTATGATGCCGATGGAATGGGAGCTTCTATTCGCGGCGATGCCGAGATGATCAACGAGACACGAGACAGGAAGATTAAGACATATCCGTTTCATGCCTCGGGTAAGGTCGAGTATCCGGAGCGCGAGGACGTTCAGGGCAGATTGAACCAAGACCACTTCATGAACATCAAATCGCAGAAATGGTGGAAGCTGCGGTGTCTGTTCGAGAACTCGTTCAAGCTGTCCGAGAGATTGAAAGAGAACGGCGGAACACTCTTAGACACACCCGAAGAGAACTACATCGTCTTAGATTCATCCATGCCGTACCTGACGCAGCTCCAGCAAGAGCTGGCTCAAGTCATCTATGGACACACCATAACCGGGAAGCTGCAGATCATCAAAGCCGAGAAAGGGATGGCGTCGCCCAACCGGGCAGACTCGTTGATGATGCTCTATGGCGTGGACACAGACCCGCGAGGCAAGGTCCTGAACGTCGAGGAGATGGATCTTAGGACCGATGTGCAGATCCCGCTTCCCAACTACTGCGATGCTGTCTTCGCTGTCATATCCACGAACATGCGTCCTGGACGAGACACGGATGGAGCGGCGTGTGTCTTCTGCGCACACTATCTAAATGATTTCAATCCGCTTATCGTTCTGGACTGGGACATCACGGAATTGGATTCGCGTCTATTAGACACATGGATGTCCGGGATGTTCGCCAAGCTGGAACGCTATGCGCAGATCACCAATTCGTTGATGGGAGCGCAAGGCATCTGGTTCCAGGATGACACGACGGGCAAGGTCTTCATCAACAGAGCGGATAGACTCGGCCATGCCGCCCTGCTGATTGAATCGGAACTAGACGATGTCAACAGAGCCCTCACTGTGTCGGGAGCCGTCCGAGACGGAGTTGTGAAGATTGCGTCTCTTGCAGCAGAGAAGACACAGATGTTCAAGGGGGTTGACCGAAATCATCTAATAGGGCAGGTGGGTGAATTCCACCCTGGAGTGAAGGATTTGGAGGGAAAGGTAGCCCTCAATGCGTTCACTCATGCGATAGCTCTGAGCAAGGGAAATATAGACGGATACTAGCCTGCGTCCGGCAGCCCGAAAATGGACGCCTACCCCCTTGAAATTTCAGCCTAATTTCTAGAGTATTTCTCTTCCAGGGACAGGATCCTATCCATTCCTTGGACGGCGCGACCGAACAGCGCCCATTGCCTCGAAAGCCATCCAAATGGATCCTAGGGAGGATCCAGGGACTGAAATGATTCGCATCTGTGTACTATTGACCGGCGGGTGATTCCTATCCCTATTTGGACGTAGGGATCTTAGGGAGCACCTGTTTGATCACGCAGGGGAGGGATTCGGCCTCCTTCATCTTCTCGAGCTCCCTGCGCCATAGCGGGATGGGACGTGGCCTCTTCACCGCGGGTTCGCCGCGCGCTGGACCTTCTTCATGCGGTAGCGCCGCCACGCCTCGTCCTCGCGCCTGTCATTCATCTCTTGCTCCAGCTGGTCCTCGAAGAGCTCGCTGTCGTATCCAGTCGAGCGCCAGACATTGCGGAGCATCGCCTTGACGTGTTCGTCGTTGTAGTCCATGGATCGCTCCTACTTGTAGCGCGGCCATGCGCAGACGTGGCCGTTTAGATACTTTTCCAGCTCCATTGTGAACACCCACTGCTTGGACCGCTCAGGCTGCCGCTTCTGTTGATCGGTGTGCCATTCGGCGGCGTTGCACAGAGCCGCCCACATTGACTTGCTGATGGTCATAACTTGAACCTCCATATGCCCGCCCCAACGCGGGGCGGCAGGGTAGGGTAGCATATGGAACATGGATGACTAATTGAATGTTACAGAGGGGGAGCAGTCTT